TCATATAACAACTCGATTGGCGATCCAACCATAGAAAAACTGTTCCTGGCTAGGATTGCGTTCACAGATTTCAATGTAACGTTGCCCTTGCATGATATTAAGAACACGCACCAGGACTTTTTCGCCGTCTTTTCCACGCTTGGCCAGATAAGTTTTGAGTGCATTAAGAGTTGCTGGACCATAAATTCCGTCAACTGTTAAATCTGGCCAACCTGCTTTGCCTTGATTGTTTAATAGGTTCAATGCACGTTGTAATAGAGGCTTTGCGAATGCTGTACCACAGTTCACACCAGTATCTAAAAGCTCTTCCGCCACGACTGGACTAATAGCATTTATTTGGTCGAAACGTGGTGATAACCAATATTGCTTTCTATAAATTGCATTTGCAGTTTCGAGTGGCAAATCTCGCATGTTGCCCTTAAAACCATTCGCACGTGCAACTGCTTCAGTAATTCCGTACTTTGTTGCGCCACCGCGATCAGATGGATTATTCACATATCCACCTTCACGCTTAATTAACTCATCAAGATATTGTTCGATGTTCATGAGTTGCCACCTTTGCCACCAATAATAGAAATAAATGCCGCCTTAACTTCAGCAATCACTTCAGACATACTTTTGCCCTTCAGCAATGCAATTGATTGATAAACAATGCCGATTACTAATAACCCAAAGACTGCGAAAATCAGCATGATGAACCCTTGGAACATTGTTGAGTGGTTAAGGTACTCAAAGTGCTCAATGAATGCTGAACCCCCATATAAACTTACCGTCACGCTACAGACGAACTTTGTAATAACTCCCATTGAAACTTTGATTTTTCCGTCTTTATCAATATCCCCGCTTAAAACAAGTGCAAGAATTGCCCCGATCACAGCTGGAAAGATTTTTAATACCCATGGAATTGCATTTTCTTGCATATGAACCTCTAAAATTATTGGCAATAAAAAAGCCCTAACTTATTTAAAGCTAGGACTTATGGTGGTTTGGTGTGTGTTATGCGTTCAATATCTGATTAATGATGTATTCAGCAATCACACCATAACCGTAATCATTGGGGTGCAATTGATCTGCTAAAAACAAAGTACCTTGCGCCTTTAACTTTGAAGTCGCTTCAAATAAGCTGATAAACGAAACTGATTTTAATTGTGCAATCTGACTGAGTGCATAGTTCAAATCCGCGATTCGGAATAAACGTCCAGTACTCGGGTCCTCGCTCTGAGTTACAGCGGGTGGCGACATAACAATGATTTGTGCTTTAGGGTTTTTAACGCTAATTCGGTCAAGCAACTGTACATAATTATTCTTGAAGGTGCCAATCTTTTGGGTTGTGTGTCGGTCATTAGTCCCCAACATAACAATAACATAGTTATCCTTGTTGCTAATGCGATCCGGTATCCAATTGCCAGTTAACCAAGAACCTGTATTTGATCCTGATACGCCATTGTTAATTACGGAAATTTTACGTGTTGCTGTAATTGATAATAAACGAGCATAAATAAGTGTATTAGTTAATCGGTTAGAAATGCGGATTTTCTTCGGACCATCAACTAAATCGCTGACCTCATGCTTTCCGAGAAAATCAGGCGTGGCGCTATAAACATTAAAGCTAGAGTGCAGCACATCATTAACAAAAACATCGATAATAGATTCTGTTGCGCTACCATTGCTAAGACGCGCGTGATTAATGGTAAAGCCATTGCCATTAAAAAGAAACTCCATATCCGTTGGCGCAATAACAGAGGTTAGCGAAGGACTTCGTAGATCAATATAGGTGCCTACAGGTGAAGTTGGAAGTATCCCAACTAATGCTTGCATTTCTGCAATTGTGAATTCTTTTCCTGTAGCACTGTTTTTAAAAGTAAAATTTGATAGTTCTGCACTTAATACGCTTGTACCATCACTTGTATAATACGCTTCACCCGTTTCCAAGATAGTGTCATCAAAACGTTCACTCGTACAAAATGCAGTACCCAAGTAGTCGCGAACACTATTTGCCCATGTTTTGGTAGTTGCTGGGCCATGTGGTGGTGTTGGCCCCGCCCCATTATCAGTTGCTCCGTACCCATAAGTAATCGAATCTCCAATCAAATTAATCTGAACCGACTGGATCGGATTGCGCAAATCTTTAAGTAAATTTTGTAATTGCATAGGTTTGATAAATCCATCAATTCGCTTGTTAATTACTGCCAGATCTGAAGATCCAACTGCCGCATAAAAGTACAAACTAGGGTCAATGATGTATGTATATGAACTATCTGTTGAAGCAACTGAATAAAAATCAAAAACTGGACATTTATTTGTATCTAAAGTGATAGCTATCTTCACATCACCATCTTCGACCAAGTAAGTTCTAATACCTGTGTTTTTAACAATAGGGAGAACAGCGGTAATTGTTTTAATGCTCGTTTCTGCTGTATCAAAACTAGTTCTTGCCAAGACTTCAAAAATCCATCTATTCGCCGCTGTAGCATGATCTGGATTGCTAATCTGTTGAACGCGATAATACTGATCTTTATTCGCGTTCATTACGCGGATGCTCAGTATGTAAGGTTTTAAATATGCGGTATGTGTTGCAGAGACTGTACTTTCAACTATGTTATTGCGTTTTCTAGTACTAAAAGGATAAAAAACTGTTGAGTTTCTAGTTAATGAGCTAAAAGTATCAGTATAGTTTTTTGCCTGAGTTAATGGATCATAAGGAGATTTTGAGAAGGTTGATCCATTGTAAATGTAATCGCCGTCTTTTGTTGTATCGGGGTCGCCGCCTACAGTCACAATCGAATGTGCTGGAATACTAGAAGCTGCTGCAACCATTTCTGAATAAGAAGTATAGCCATATGAAGCACCACCAGCTATTGAGTCAACTTTAACTTGAAGCTGTGCTTCAGCTGCAGTTGCTCGTACAACTTCCTGCTGTATACTTTGGCTTAAGCCTTGTTCGGCTGCTGTCGCCCGTTCTACTTCATCAGATAATCTTGTATCAAATTCAGAACTAATACCGTTTAATTGCTGATAAATATCTTCAAGATGTGTTTGAACACTCTTTTTATCTAAGGCAAAAACAATACCAGCTGTAATGCCTTCAAAAATATTTGGATTAGACGCCGCAATAAACGTATCTATGTATTGTTTTAGACCTGAAAAGACTTGTGCATCACGCATTTTTGCCAATTCATCAAAATTAGCGTCATGCGTGCGTCTCCATTCAATTTCCGCTTTAAGTCGCGCTAATAATTCTGCATCGATCATGTCTTGTTCTTGTAAGACATGCCAAATCTTATCGAAGTCGTAATTTACAGCTTCAGGGCGGAATGAGTTATCATATTTTTGGTAATTTGTATCTCGGTTTAGTTCTGTTTCTCGATACAACTCTACTTGTGTTCCATCTGTTGGTGCAGTTGCAAACACTACTTTTAGAGCATTCATATCAACTGTATATGTCCCCACAACAGGAATTTCTTTATTCACTGTTACGATCAAGTACTCTGGATCATGAAGATCAAAAGTAATTGGAAATTCTGTCGTCTGCCCATTTGCGACATATCCGACATATGGTATTTGCTCTGGCACTGACATAGCCTACCCCTACTTTTCGAAATCTAAGGCGGCTTCATGTACGCCACCGTTTGTTCTCCAATTAGGCGTTTCTTCATAGTCTGTTTGGTTGAGTGATTTTCCAACTCTTTCAGGAGCTTCTACAATTGCACCGGCTAATGAGTCTAAATAGTCATCAGGTTGATCAGTAATGGCTGGATTAAATTCGCGCATCTGTTTTACTTGTGCTGAATCTTCACCGTTCTCATCTTCAAGTACAGATACATGTGCCCATAGCAGACCAGAAATTAAAGGCCCTTCAATACCATCTAAAATGCGTTTATTCTTGGATTTAGTTGAATGCTGCTCTGTTACACCACAACGTATTCCACGAGTCTTTAGAGCAGCTTTTAACGCTGCTGGTGCGAAGTTACCGATACCATTTGTTTCAATAGTGACTTTAGACAAATGGAATTCCTTGATGATGTTGCATAGCTGCCAAACTTGTCCGCCTATCACGCGCCCATCTGCATCGGTTTCAATTACTTCTCCCTTAAGTGCTATCGATCTATGCCAATATTTATTACCTATATCATCATGAAAGACTAATGCAGTAGATGAAATATCAGACTTGAGCTTTCCTGAAGATGGATCCCAACGGAAAGTTGCACCAACAATTTGACGCTCACCAATCATAAACATGGCGGTTCTGTTGGCTCGTTTAAGAACTGGTTCACAGTTGTAAGCTATGATCTTATCTGGATCTAAACGCACATCACCAATAGGCTTAGCGTGCATTTGATATTGAGAGTCCCACTCGTTAAGGGTTTTACATTCCTCTCGGCGTGATGCCATTTCTTCCGCATCAAATCGTTCTGCCCAAATGCCTTCTGAATAGAAATCAGCTACATAATGATCATTAGCCAAGGTCACTTCATAGAGATCATTTACTTTTTTTAGAGTGTAGTCTTGGCCTTTACTAAGGTATTTCGCCCCTTGCCCAATCCCAGCAAAAGCATGTATTGGCTCAAAGTCTAAAAGGTATTTACCGCCCGCTAATGCATTCTCAATGCGCTTTTCATTTTCAAACATTTTGAGCACCAATATATCTACTTTACGTAGTTTTTTAATCTTGTCGTAAAGAGAATCATGTGAGTGTGGTGTACCGATCCATAGCTTCTTTGCACCTGGAAAGGCAATGTGTGTTTGTTCAGATAATCTGTAGGTAAGTTTTTCACGGGCTTCTGGTGACCCCGTTGTTTTTGGTGTTTCAACGTCATCGTTTTGAATGAAATGCGCGCGGTGTCCTGTTACCCCTGAAAGGATGCCTTTAGCCAACATAGTCCCATAACGGACATCATCCGTGCCTGCCACCCACCAGCGTTCAGTTTCGCCTTTTTTTCTTTTAACTTCTGGATTGTCAACACAAAGTGGATGCTTTTCTAAGACTAACTTAGTCCCGTTACTACACTTATAGGCATCATCATCTGTAGTACCTTGGTGGAGTATTTGCGTTTCAGGCCAACAGTAAATAACCCATGCATTGAAAACATCAAGAATTGTAGATTTTGAATGCCCGCGCGGCATCATGAGCAGTGCGGTACGGCCCTTTATATAGAAGTTTTCTAGGAAAATACAAACAAGGGCATGGAAGTCTGGAACCTTCCAACCCTGTATATCTGCCCAAATTAAAAAGAAAGCTAGAAAGCTGATTTTTGGTTTAGTCATCAGCTCATCCGTTGTCTAAGTTTTTCCGCTTCTGCTTCTGCTTTTTTAATTAGATTTTGTTCATGTTTTTTTTGCGTATCCTCATCTGTACTAGCTGGGGGTAATGCCCCTCTACGATATGCCAATACTTGCTCGACTTTTGTGATAGCTGAGGCGCATTGGTTCAGGCCCTTGTAAAGCCATACTTTATTGCCACGATCCTCAGGTGTTTCAAAACCACATTCACTTGCTGCATATGCAATTTGAATAAGGTCATCAGTCATTTTCTCAGTGAGTTCTTCTAACTCTTTTGTTTGATCATCACGCATAAAAAAGCCCTCGCATATAGTTCATATATACAAGGGCTTATGTAGTGGTATGTTGGGCGGTTTGGTTAGCAGTTATTCCCACTGTATCTATAGTTTTTCACTACGCCATCAATTAACCTAAATTCAATCTTACAGTGCCATTGCTGAATCTTTTTTTGAGGAACTTCGATCTGATATTGCTGACTATATAAACCTTTATTCTGGTAGCCTGTTATGTAGTCCGATGTATTTCGTGAACTAATTGTACTTTGGTTATATTCCAGTATTTCAAAGTCATCTGCTTTATATTCTCGATCAGGAATCCCAAAATCACTAATTAACTGAGATTTAGTAAGTCCTTTTTTGGCCTCAAGTTTCTTTTCTAGAAATGGATTTCCTAGGCAGCCCGTAAGAAGCAAAGGAATTAAAATAATAAGTTTTTTCACTGCACTACCCTCTCAAAGTCAGGTGCTCTAATATCATTAATGTCATCACCCCAGAAACGCTCTCGGTCTTGTTGTCGTTCTGCTTTACGTAAAGCCTTCTCACGATAACCGGGGGCAATTGTGTCTTGCATCTCATCAAATACCATACGGTTTATGGCTGCTTTTGTATACCATAAGTTTTGTGCTGGTATTTTACCTTTCACAAATTTGAAAGCCTCATTGCCAAAATTGGTGTCCTTGCCTTCATTGTACTGCGTTAAGTTACCAACCGTTAAACCTAAGAGCGCAGTGAAATCATTACCAAGTGGGCCAGCTACAAAAGAGTTTGCATCGCGGCCAGAAGTATCAGTACCAGCAACTAATATATCACCCAAAAATGATAACCCTCCTCCCTGCACAGCAGACCTAATGAAGAAACTCCCTGCTTTCTTTGGATCATTGCTATCGTAAATCGTTTGTGGATCATTACCGTTTAATAGCTCTTTCAGTTGCACTACCAGTCCACCTAATAAGGTTAAAGTGACAAATAGAGGAACTGCATAACCAGCCTTACCTTTTATACCTTCTTGAGCAAATGCACGACTCCCATGACGCATTAAAAAGGCCGCAGAGAATGATTTAAACTGCGCCAATCCTCGAACAATTTCACCCGTGATTGTCCCTCTAGCACCAACATTTATTAAGGTCTTTTCACGTAATCCTGCTTCAACTACAGCCAAACCTTGCTCATCAAGTAAATGCGCTTGAAGTTGTGAGGAAACTTGGTCTTTAACTTGTTTTGGATCGCCGAAAGCTGTTAGTTTTTCGTCTGGAATTTCATAGATAGAACGCGCTGACATAAGTTGATTGCCTTTGCGGTCAACGACTGGATCTGCTAATTGGAAAACCTGCCATGCACGTTCATCTAAACCAGTGTTTGAAAGCAATTCACGATCTTGTGCATCTAAATCATTCCATGCTTTAGAACGGCTTAAACGGCCGTATTTCTCCATTAACAGCTTAGTGAACCCAACTTTTGATGCGGCTGTTAAAGCATTGAGCCCCGAAACTCGCATTACTTGAGATGCGATTCCGCTAGATATACGAGCTAATTTTTCGGATTTCCCATATGTTGATGTAAGTCCGTCATCTGACCAGCGTGCAATCGAACCTATCATTTCCTCAGTAGCCAGACCTAAGCTATGAGCTAGTTCCCGATCTGCTTTATTCGCAGGGTTAAGTTGATCTACCAATTCGCCAAAGGTTTTGCGGTATGAAAGTCCATGCACATTTGCAGTTTTAGCAATCATTGCTTGATCGGTAATTGATGAAATTGTAGTTCCGCCCAACATCGCTGCGACATTCATTGAGCGATATAAAACACCTAAATTTGCCAAAACTTCCGACTGTGGAGAGTTACCACCACTCAACTCATCAAACATAGTTTCAATACGCTTGCGAACGCGCTTTGTGGTTTTTTCTGGTATTTGCCCTTCCCAGTCCTTTTTGGCTGCGGCATCCATCAAAATTTTTAAAGCTGTTTTTGGGTTACTACCTAAGTTCTCAACCATGGCAATATCTTTCGATAAGCCATTAATATGAGCTTCGACCAAGTCTACAAATTGCATGCCGCCGAACTCAGATTGATATTCAAGCCATGATTCTGCATCTTTAAAATGCAAGACTCGACTTTCCCCATGACGGTTAGTTACTTTTGATGTACCGCCACCTGTAGCTTGTCGGCCAACTTCGATTTTATTTGCACCGTCACTTGATAGCGTGTCATAGGTATATTCAAGCAATGAGCGTATTTCTTGCTGTGAGTAGTAGTCACCATTCTCATGCACATATTGGCGCGTATCAATTAGTGATTCAGCTTTGTTTACCCACGCTTCTTTCCCTGCTTTAGCGATCTTTTCTAGGTTATGCGTTTGTGGCAATCCCCAATTGTCTAGCTTTCCAATGTCGCCACCGTTCCGGTTAAATCGGTCACGCATGGTTTCGAAAACATCGCCCATCTTGTCACTGATCTTTTTAGCTAATGCATCACCTGTGTTTTCACCAAAGCGCTCACGTACAATTTTTTGCACTAACTCTTGGTCTGTGAAGACACCCAAGCCGCCTTTAATATTGGTGTAGAAGTCAACTAACTCCCCACGATAGATTGAGGCAATACCACGTGCTTTAGAGTCGATTGACTGAATGCCAGACATGTCACCGTGAGCTGCAACCATACGGTCTATGACTTCCATTGATGACAATTTGCCATGGTCTAAAGCTGCAATGTTTTGCGATTGCTTAAGGATGTCTTGAGCAGCAATTTTATGCTTGCGCTTCAACTGTTCTTGAATATCGATAGCAACTTGCTTTGCTGCCTCAGTTAATTTTTCAGCATCGGAAAGGTTACGCCAGTTATTAATATCTTTGCGTGCAAGATTACGCATCGTTTCATTGATACGAGCTTCAATATCTGTTGCTTCTTGTGCTGACAGTGATTGCTTACCGAGTGCTTTAGCTACCGCTTGTTTGCATTGTTCTTTCATAAAAAATGCTCAAATAGTTTTAGCTATCTGAGCATTTAATTTGTGGGGTTTTGTTGGGTAACAATTACGACTCAAATTCTTCTTTTGTCATTTCCCCTAAGTATGAAATTGAATTCAAGCGTAAATCCTTAACACTTATGTTAGGCCAGTTTGATTCAATGTCTTTTACTATATGAAGTTCGAGTTTTTTTAAAAACGATTTAGTTAGTTTATTGCCATCTAAATCAATAGTTGTATTGTATTGTTGATCTGCATCATTGGCTAAATTAGCATTTTTAAAAGTCGCATGTGCGATGTAATAATGTTTTTTTTGATTACTCATGATTTATCCTAAATGGTTGAAGTTGTTTGATAACATATCAGGAACAATATTTATAAAGCATAAATTATGTTTACACAAACTTATAATCTATCCAAATTGCAAAGCACAGTTCAAAGCTGTTTGTGCTGCCAAAATATCAAGCTCAGATTGCTTGATTTCTGCTTCAAGTTCGGCATGATAGTCCCGTAATGTCATGGTGAATTCTTCTGGTTCACCCATTGAGTTAATACGACTCACTGCAATCGGTTGATCAGGATTTGAGAAAATCACATCAAGCGCGGCTTGTTCTTCTGGTGTTTCGCCAAACAATGAGCCTTGTCGCGGGTCGCCCATGTTTTCAATGGTCTGAATCTCAGAGTTAATGGATTCACTAATCGCCTTTGCGCTCTTGCGGTTATTATCAAACACCTCAAGAAATCTTCTTGCTCCATCACTTAATCCATCATCAATAAGTTGACCTTGACTTAAATAGTCGCGAACCTGTAAGCCATTTGCTTTTAAGTCTGTAAGCTTTTGTGCAGCTTGCGCCAAGTCTTGAGAAATAGTGTTCTCAAAGCGTCCACCTTGTTTCACTAAATCATTAAGTTGTGAAAGTTGTGGTGCCGCACGGAGTAAGGCGTTTAGAACGTTTTTACTGTCATCATCTAGGTTTTCAGATAAACGAGTTACAAGGTTTGAATCGCCATAAGCACGCTGTACAATTGCAGATTCAATTCGGCGTTTACCTTCTTGAGATAAGCGACCATCACTTGTGATTACTGATCCACGCTCAGACTGTGGCAATTGATCCACAAAACTACGGACATAATCCATAGAGCCATCAATATTTATTGAACCATCATTATTTATTTTTAGTAGTGTTGAGTCTGGTAAGCGATCTACATCACTCATAGCACGCTCAGTTGCGCTGAATTGCGCCACATCGCTTTCATTGGCTAAACGGGAGAAAGCTACACGGTCAACATCACTAAGACGTGTACGCACTAAAACAGGCTGATTTAAGCCTGATATATCCATGCCTCTACTATTCGCCCAATTCTGAACAAATTCACGGTATGCATCTGCGCGACCATTATCATAAGCGCGGCCAATAGCCAATGTACGACCATTGCCTGATTCGACAACATTATCGGGACCAATGATTGGTGCACCGTCTGATAGCTTATAAGATTCACCAAGTAACTCAGGCTTTAAGTCATCGGCCATACGTTCAATTTGCTGGCGTGATGCTTCACGGGTTCGATCACGTGGTTGTAGTTCACTTGGGTAAAGCGGATTTACACCGTATAACTGGTCGTTAGACGCTACTAAATCAGTCCAATCTTTTACTTCATAAGCGAAATCATAGCTTGAACCATCCATCCCATAAGCTGTGCTCGTTTCACCACCATAGCGTGAGCTTAACTGGTTCCATTTATTGCGCCATTTGTTAATAGCTTCGCCTACTGTCATGCCAGACATACCGTTATTTTTAACGATAGCATCAGCATTTTTAGCATCGTACGAACGCACTACATCAATTAATGGGCGGCTAGGGTCGGCTTTAAGAACTTTGACGGCTCCTCCTGGTCCGAGTAAGTGCCCAAGATATTGTTCATGTGCAACCGGATCACGACCTAAGTTTTTACGTATGTAATTATTGGCCTGCTTAATGTGCTTTAAGCCGATACGGATTTGCTCATCAACGTTATTGCGGTCTTTACCGCCTAAGTTTTTCCAAGAGTCATCTAAGACTTGGAAAAGGCCATAAGCGCTAGATGTTGGGTTTTGCGCTGTATGATTAAATTTGCCGCCTGTTTCGATATGACTAATTGTTAAAGCTACACTAGGGTCTATACCGTCTTGTTTTGCGCGTAGTGCGATTTGTTTGGCGTTGGTAGGTAGTGAGCTAGTAGCATAATCAATCGTGTTTCTACGCGGCTCTCCTTGCACTGCATTGGGTACACTAACTGGCTGGCCTTTTAGAATTTGTTCAGTAGCAGCATCTAGGTTTTGATAGTGCTTGTTTTGCTGAACTGGATCTGTAGTTCGAACAGGAAAAGTTGTATCTTCAAACTCAAAGCTATTTCTAACCAGAGCATCATTTAACGCATCATTACGAGTTTCAAAATCATCTGAATTAAGCTGGTTAATTTCAGCGTCAACGTCTTGGTCTAATTGATTTTGTCTTGTACCCAAGTAACGTGCACCGCCAAACATTAATGAGTTAATAAGCAAATCAGTTGCCACAGATTCGCCTGTAACTTCATATTGCTTCGCCTGCTTATCATAGCCATTAGATTTTAGAAGTTGCTCACTTGTATATTGCATACCAGTGTTTAAGCCAGTTGCACCACCAACCGACAATGCAGCATCGGCAACTAAACCACCTGAACCTTTGAAGCCATAGCTAATAGGCAAAGCCGTACCAATCGCATCACCAACGGCATTTACCCCTGCAACCTTTAAAGCTGTGTTTTCATCTACCCCTTTACGGGTTAAATCGGTATAAACGTAATTACCAGTAGAGCCACCAGTTAAAGTGGCTGCGCCTAATGTGCCACTTGTTGCAACGCCTAATGCACCGCGCCAAAGATAATCACCAACGCCGACACCGATATTACCAACAATGCCTGTATTGTCTTTGTCTTCTAGGTCAGCAATGGTTCCATAAACCAGATTGTCACGGGCCTTTTCTCGTTTAGCTTTGAACTCTTCATACGGTTCAATAAATTCATTTGTAGAAACGTCTTTCAGACTGTAGCTAACACGGTCTACAACGGCATCAATCGGCGCCGAAATTGCATCACCAACTTTGTTAAGACCAATTGCCATACCCCGAAAAGGTGAAGAGATAGCGCCATCGAATATACCAACTTCCTTTTGAACAGTTGGCTTGCCAGTAATCCCTTTTCTTTGGAGTTCTTCTACTGACTTCTGCTCATCATCTGCAAATGTGTCATACCAAGTCATTTAGTCACCCCATCCATCGTGATTCGCCAGATAGCATTTTTAACTACCAATTGCTGCCCTCGCTCGTTGATCAGGTCGTATTGAATTGCACCGGTACTTGATGGCTTGCCTTGGCGTAAGCGGAACTCTTTTAAATTATTGACACTAATTCCAGTTTGCTTGGAGATAGTTTGATAGCCCTTTTCAAGTTGAGCCTCAAAGGCATCATCAGTAATTCCATAAGGCTTCGTTACTTTCCAATCTGAAACCTTGTCCCCTCTGTAGTTTCTGAATGACGTTGGCTGTGTATATACCCCACCAGTAGCCATACCTAGAGCGGTGTTAAGAATTTTTTTATTAGGCGCTTCATCTTTTGAACTATGGCTAAAACCACGCTCATTCATGGTGTCCGCATACACTGCCTTAAACACTTCATAAGCATTATTCGCATTAGTACCAGTTAATGTCTGGCCCACATATTTGTTAAAAGCCTCTCTCATGTCATCTTCTTTTGGCATGATTAACTGTTTATTTTTTAAAAGTTGAGTACCAATAACAATAGAGTTTGCTAGTTCTCGTCCTTCCGTTGATCTATAGCCATTAGCTTTGGCTACGCCTGCCATAACATAGTTTGAGTTACCTCCGCCTAACTGACCCAATGCAGCACCCCAAATTTTTACCCCATCCTTCACACCTTTGGTTTGGGCAATCATAGAACTAATTAAATTTAGTTTTTGATCTACGGTTGCTTCTTCCCATGCTTGCTTTGCAGCTGGAAGCGCTTCATTAGGAATTGGTTTGATTGTTGCATTTGGGTCCTTGTCACGCTGTGCTACTTGATAAGAACCAATGGTCACAATGTTTTTAGCAAAGTCACTTGGATTAACTTTTAGTGTTAATGGGTTTACTTCCGGTAGCTCAATACCTTTTTCACGCAATGCCTGAGTCGGGTTTTCCTTAGCAGTTTTAAGCTTGTTGTCGTAAATGCTTTGATAGGTTGCCAAGATTTTATTTTCTGCGACTGCATCAGCGGAAGATGAATTTTTCATATTGGCTTTTCGCTTATTGATCTCCGCCAATTGTTGATCAGTAGATAGCTTCTGGAACCTCAAAAAATCACTAGATTGCTTAGTATAGAAATTATATTCAGTTTCAGAAGGTGTACCTTTAACGGCTTTTTCTACATTCGTTTGATAGGTCAAATCCATCGGACGACCTGTCAAAACATTTTGCTTATACTCATTTAGAACTTTTTCAGCTTCATTAATCCGCTTGTTCTCTTGCACCTGCTGACGTTGTTGCAGCGTTGTGATCTTACTTTGAATTTCAGTCTGGAATTTTTGTACCGCTTGACCATTAATGAATTTATAGTCTTTAAGACTGGTAGCAACTTCTTGAAGACCTTCAACACTATTTTCAGAAATAGCATTAGTAATTTTTGACTGAATATCCGTGATGTCGCGTGTTGTCTCATATTTATTTGTGAGCTCACTTTTCTGAGCTTCAGACAATGGCAGGCCAACAATGTTTTTTAAAAGATATTCTTTGCCTGCTTCACGCTCCATACGTGTTGCCACATCGAAGAATCGATCAGCTAGGACCCCGCCCTTCTGCGCATCTGCACGCAACTGCAAAGGCATGAACGAAGAACGCTGGCGTGTAACATTACTATCCCAATATTTCTTTAAATCGTCCTGAGCGTGCCCCGGCAAGCTGTTTTGTAGCTCAGAAAATTTGGCATTAGACCAAGTGTTAAGTTCTTCATCGGCTTGCTGTGTAGTGATTACACCATTACCAAGGCGGTTTTTAATGTCCACCACTTTGTCATTGAAGTCAGTAGATAATGACTCATCAAGCTTCAACTTGCCTTCTTTTTCTGCAAGCTGATTGTTGAAAAGCTCAAGGTTTTTAGCTGTAACCTCTTGCTGACGCTGCTGGTCGTCACGAGCCTGTATAGCCCCACCAATAGAACGGCCAATTTCAGCCAAACCAGTATTAGGTGTAAAAGATTGCATTTGAGCTTGTGGCGCTTCACGACCACGAGAAATAGGAATTCGCATTATTTCCACCCATAAGCTTGAGCAGCAGTATCAATGATGTTACTAGCCGCCTTCATGCCGTAATTGTTACGTTGTGCCTTGCCTTGTCGGCGTACATCCGCAGCCGCATAACCTGCCTGCAATTGGTTTAATAAGGCGTTGTAAGAAGCATCCGAGATAATCTCATCACTGATTACAACTGGCGCACCAACATTTACATCCAAACCATTTTCAGCAGCCGCAGCCATAGCGCTTGATGCGTCACGCTGCCCTTGTTCTTTAATCTTTTTGCTTTGAACCTTGGAGACGGATTGAATTGTTTTTGCATTACCCTTAGCTGTAGCGTCTGCCATAAGCGCATTTGAGATATTACCAACAGCTTCTAGGCCAGAAGAAATAGCACCACCTTTGCACATGCTTAAACCTCCATCTCAAGAACATAGCCAACCAAGTTGAACCCCAAGCTTTCATAGAGTTTTACTGTTTTATCTGCATGGATGCCTGTCATGGTTCCAATCTGGATACGGTCAGCATTCTTAAGCTGTGCCCACCCAATGAAAGTATTCACTAAGAGCTTGGCAATGTTAGATTTACGGTACTCAGGAAGAACATAAACGCCTTGTTCAAAAGCTAGTTTGTGCCCTGTTCGCCAGTCCGTTTCAATAACACCAATGACTGTGCCAACTGGATTTTGATATTCATCTAGGGCTAGAAAAATTGAGTTATGTTTTTTAATTAAATATTCGAATAGATCAGATGCGCTTTGCTCATCAAATCCTTGTTTTGAAAAGATTGGCGATTCTTTAGTGAGACGCTTGCCGAAATCAACAAGCGTATCTAAATCATTTAGGTTTGCTGCCCGTACTTGCATCTCATTTCTCATTAATTGATACCAACATAGATATACTTTGCATGTGTAAAGGCATAGGTTTGTCGTGTGTTATCTTGACCTCAAGTTCATGCAATGATTGCCATCCAACAAATGAATCGACTACATAGCCAGTGTAAGGCAAGTTTACGAACGCTGATTGGTTGTAATACTTGGTAGATAGTTCCTGCCCGTTGATATATCCACCGACTGATGCATTCAGAAAGATAGCCATTTCATGCACCTGAATCTTATGAAACATTGCAGTTGTTGGCACTTGGCTAAAGTCTGGTGGCAATAGGTCGATTTCAGTTTTAAATGGTTGGCCAAGGTGTACTGTTTGGGTTAGATCAGTGTTAGATAGCTTAATGTTGGTGCCATCAATTGTGTAAGTTGAATAGAAATATCCATCCGTATTATTAAAATTAACCAGTGGATTATCTAAAACCTGAATATCAAGATTTAAAATAGAGCCAACGCCATTAGTAACGTTGATATCAAATTCACAATCACTTTGTGCAGACTCGCTAAACTCTTCCAAAACTGTAGAGCCATTGCGATTAGTAAGCATGAAACACTGGTCCTCACCTAAGCCCGTTGGCAAGGCGCAAATTGATAAAACCTGACCACCAAAATCATGCTGAGACCAAGCATTCATTTCCTGATCACGGTTTAGTGTGATACTTGAGACTGCACCATCACCCATAACAATCCATACAATAGAGTTTGGTGTCTGCTGGAAGGTTAATTCTTTAATACCTGCATGGTTTTCAGGTATGTGTGGGGCAATTTGTGACAATTCAGGCGAGACAAGGCCATCAACTTCATAACGGTATGACATTGCACGTAAACGCTCACCACCACGTTGTACAAAGAGAAGCTCATTACCTACGCGGCACGGCTTAACATTTGCTTGAACACCATAAGAAGTATGCTCATCAATCTGTGCTGAAGCTGGTGTTAAAGGGCCTTGAGAGTTAATTAAGAACTCAGCACCACCAGTTAATGCTACTACACCACCACGCTGTGACAGGTGCAAAATATTGTCAGATTGAGCTGAGCTTGAAGCAATGCTAAATGCATCTGCATCTTGAGTTGTCTCCAAGAAGTTGCCATCGTCACCAATGCGACTAAACCACATCTGATTAGGGCTTGTTTTCGTATTGGCAAATACTAAGCGCTGTTTAAAGAAGCACACTGCCTTTGGATAGCCTGCCTCAGCACTAAATGCGATACTTTTTAAAACCCAAGATTTAGCAATTGCCTGAACATCGGATGTAAGTTTTACCAGAACTTCACCATTCACACGGGATGGATCCACATATTCCGTGATTTTCACTTGGCCGCCATTAATTTCAACAATTGACCCAACACTTGCAGGTGTAAAAACGTTTGCTGCTTCGTTAGTTACTTCTTCCCATTCTGGTGTAGTTGCAGAAGGCTCTACTCCCTTATTGTCTGCGGTTGCTCGCCAAGTCTTACTATTGTGAATAACCCGGTCACCAGTTAAGTAAGTCTCAGTATTTGACCAGTTTGGGAATGATGAAGCAGTTAAGGAAATAACTTTCCCAACTTCTGTACCGGATGGAGATAAAGCTACGTTTGGAGTGCTGCCCAACTCATCATTAGGGTTCACACCAAAGGTAAAAGCCGCAAATTGCCAGTTAGTAAAGTCAGCAGAACAAAGTAAACGCTGTACAGGTGTATCACCTTGAACGAAATACATGCGGTATTTAGTGTGCGCATACTGTACTTCACGCACTTTTTGGGCCGTGTTGTAAGGTGTCACAGTTTCATAAACAACTGCATACGTTCTTGGGTTGTAAACCTTGAGGAAAGACACACCAAGGATAAGCAAATAGGTGTTTTCTGAGTTTGCAATAAACGGAATTAAACGTAATGCACCTGCAAAAATAGAACGGAACTTTGTGCCTGGTCGTTTCTTTGCTCCACCTTCAACCAAAGGCAATGCATTAAGCAATTTTTTGGCACCGTTTGCATATTGCTGAATGTCTGTGCGCGTCCAAAGTAACGGGCTTAACTCACCAGAACTCAGGTTATTTTTTAGGATCCACTGTCTCATTAGAAGCGCTCCCAATAGTAACTTGATTCTGCGTATTGAACGTCTTGGCTTGGTCGCTCCTGACCATTCACGGTACGTGCTTGCTTAATCAAAAACTGGAATTGTGCTTCTGCAGATTGACCAGCCGCATCACTTCCTGTGATTGGCTTGCAAAGCTTAGATGCCATTTTGTACGTCATGGCTTCAACTAACATTGCATCCCAAGTCTGCTCGTTGTCGTTGTCAAAAACATATTCAAGATAGACTACTTCGGTGTCGGCCAAGATATATCGGTTCTCGACTTCATAACGTTCAGTGTTAGCCGAAATAATCAGAACGTAATCACTAGGTAGTGGGAATGCATGAGCATAGCCAAAACTTGGATAGGTGGAGATTGGAGATAAGATTTGCCGTTTTTTGGCGCACGACCAAGGATGTGAGCGCAGTATTGATAAACGTGTAGTGTCATAAATATTACGGCACGTTTGAGCTAATTTTGAGTCTTCCTCAAAACTTGCAATTTGCTGCCCACCAATCATGCTCAATGCGTTATTGCAAATGGTGACTTTAGATACAGACATAAGAAAACCCCGAAGCTTTTTGGATAGTTTCTTCGGGGTTTTGATGTGTTTTGTTGGGTGTTAAATCATTCTTCCAAATACTTTTCTACCAACTCATCAATATCACGAGCGCGCTTGCTTAATGCTTGCTTAGTATCATTTGGAATTCTTGGGTCAAGCCCCATGCCACGCATAAAGTTCGCTACTGATTCTAACTGTCCAAGTAGCTCCTCTTTTAACTCTTCAACATTACTCATTGTTATTCCTTTCGCTACATTTACTTTGTTAAAAAAAGCACCCCACCGCCTGCCCTAACAGTGGGGTGAAAGCACTTACACTAAGTAATCGATAGCAACTACTTTTTGCTCGTTTGCACGACCAGCCGCAAATGAATGAACACCACCTACTTGTGAAATGTTCTTTTTGTCCGGACGTTTTGAAATGTCGAAGCCAGTAATATCAGCATCACCAAAATGAACGGCTGAGCTTGTATACATCACCGTACGTTTTTCGGTAGCACCACCAGCGCCATTGTTAAGTTTTTCGTAAGGGATCCAGTTCACACCTAACCACTTACCAGCTACAGCACCTTCTTGAAGCATCTTCACTGCCATAAAATCAGCAGATGTTAAGGTAGTATCACCTAAGATATCTTCAAGCATTGAAGCGGTGTAAATGATGTTCAGCGTTTCACCGTTATGCTCATCACATTCGTTTGCACGGAAGATTGACTTAGCTTTGATGATTTGCTGTTTCAAAGTCCCGAAACCCGAAAGAATGACCTGACCAGCCGGCAAGTTCACAGTAGCAGTAGACTTCACACCAGCATCGTTTACAGTTGTACGTGTTACGCCACCAACAAGCGCTTGATAAATGATGTCATCGATTTTGCGGTTACGCGCATTAATCAAGTTCTTCATGTATTTATCTGTTGGTACAGCTTTAAGTTTTGGTAAATCACGGCTTTCAATTGGGATGAACAAGTCATAATCTGCCATTAATGCAGTACGTACACCTGCATCTGGAATGGTCCAAGTGGTATCACCGAAACGGTTACCAGATGGAGACATTTCAACCTGTCCCATATCATTGATAGTGAATGATTCACCCTGAATTTTTCCACGGTTTACAGCAGTCTTCAGCAATCGAGACTCATTTTGCATTGCTGCAATTTCATAAGTATCGTGATACTGAATTACAAACGCTGCCGTGATTTTATTTTCATTCGCCATTGGTTAGCCCCCTAGCCATATGTCTTTTGGTAATAACTTTGAACTTGGGCATAAACACGCTTATGGTCAGGATGACTTTCATTCATGTACGCCTCTGATGCTGTCAATTCTTGAATGTTCTCGGCACCGCTTTGTTGGGTGTTTTGAGGCGGCATATCTTCTTGTAATGCCTTGCCAAAGTAGGCAGCAAGACGAATACCGAATGTTGGAGAGTCAACGTCTGCAACTTGAAGCCCAGCCGCTTGAATTGCTTGATTAGCGAAACGTAAGTTTGCTTCGTAATCGTTACCCCAATCCTGTTGAAGTGCTTCTACTTGCACGGCTGTGTGCTGGTCATAAGCCTTCATCACCACCGACATTTGCTCATTAGTTAGCCCAGCTTGATGAGCACTTTCTAAAAAAGCCTTGTTATCTTCATTAGATTTGAATGCATCGAAATCAAAGCCTTCCAGCTCCACTTTGTAATCATCCGCAGACTCAGGAATATTTGGCTTGGTTTCTGTTTCAGCTTCTGGCTGTTTCTGCTCTTGAGTTTGGCTCTCAACTGGTGGCGTTGCTGTATCCACAGGTGTTGTTTGAGTTTGTTCAGTTGCTTGAACGTTTTCTGTGTTTGTCTCTTGTTGTTCATTAAGCATCGTTCTCTACCTCACTGTAATTTGGGTCATTTGCTTTGTTGATTTCATTGATGATTCCAGCCACAACGCTTTGTTGACCAAGCTTGTAATTGGTTTCACGGTCTGTATTTGAGAAGGCATTGCGGCAATACTTTTGGGTCAGATGCTCAAGAATGCGTTGCCCGTTCAGATCCAGATCAAACACGACTCGGTATGTCTCTGGTGTTGCTGGGCGCAATGCTCTGTGTTGAACAAAAGTTCCAACTTCTTCGGGCTTCTGTTCCTTGTTGCGGAGGCTTTCTTCAAGCTGCTGAATGCGTGAAATGGCTTTATCTAATTCCTCTTGTGACTTAGCCAATTGAATGGTGGTATCTAAGTGCAATCGGTTCTCAGCCCAATATTTTTCTTCCCAATCCTCACCACGAACTTTGTAAGCTATGGCAAATGCAGCAGCCACGATAAAGGCCAGAACTGCAATTACAAAAAGGACATTAATCATTGTCGTGTCTCACTAGTTAATTCAGACTCAAGGCCCTTACCAACTGCATTGGCGAGTGGTTGTGCTAGAGCCTGCTCTTGTTCTTGTTGTGCAGCTTGTTGCTGTGCTTCTTGACGCTGCTTACGGATTGCATCGATCTGATCTTGAGTACGTAGAATTGCTGTAGGCACACCTAAGCCCATGCCTGAAACTTGCGCTACGGCATCCATATCTACGTTGTCTAGGATTGAAGGGTCTAACTCTGCTACTGATGAAAGGCCTTGCAAGAAGCGCTCAATTGCTGTGACTTCTTCCAATTGCTGTGACCGAGCCAAAGCGGAAATAAACTTGAATGACAGATTGCGGCCTTGCATTTCTTCTGGTGCTTCACCAATCACGCCAGCACGATACGCAAGCCCAAAAGTACGTTCTAACAAAGGCGTTAATAATTCAGCTTGCCAACGACCATACAGCGGTCCTAATTGCTGACGAATTAAGTCAACACGTACATGCACTTCGGTTGCTGTCATTGCCGGACCATCGGCAGGCTGCAACTGATCTGCCATCATCTTTTTACGGATTGCACCTTGAAGATGAGCTAACAAATCAACGCCAACTTGATAACCCTTGCCGTCATCAATGCGCTTCAATGAGTTCACATCATTAACGACAATGATTTTCCCGCCACCTAAGCGCACTGTACGGGGGTTAAACGTGCCATCATCAACGCCTGCATACATGCCTAGAGTTGAGATTTCGGCACTACGCAATGTGTCACGCATTAACTTGTTAGCTGTTTTAGCGTCCGGCAAAGCAATGGAGACTTGACCAGTCCCATAAACTGAATGTGGAATCTTTCTAAAGCGTGGAATTACAAAAGGAAATTCGTTGTAGCCTGTCTCACGTAAAATAATTTTTTCATCAACTTCAACGTGATATGACGCAAAAGGCATTTCCTTCGGCATCAACTGACGATCACCTTTGATGTAGCCAGTTTTACGCGGCTCAACTACCCACAAGACCTTAACCTTGCAATCTGGTTTAGACTTGTAAGTGTTGCGGACCTTCTCACTGACCTTGTTTTCGCCATACTCATTGACTAACGCGGCCATCGTCATTTCATATTCACGATAGAGTGTGTCAACTTTCTGATCTTGACGTGTTGAAGCTAGATAGCATTGCCCGATATCCCATGTCTGGAATACATAGCCTCCACCTGCATGACGATCTACATCGGCATACATTACGCCCCAACCCGCAACCACACAGTCGAGAACTAAATCAAAGATTTCGCTATCGTAGTTAGCACCGTGAATGTTGCGCCAAATGAATTGACATACTTCATCTAGCCACTTTTCACCGTCTGTAAGTTCGGCTGGATCATCAACACCATTCGGCACAGCTTTAAACCACAGCGCATTAGCTGGCGTGGTTCCTGAAATGATGCTCGATACAAGTAATTGCGTTGCTTCTGATAGTGTTGAATCTAATAGCTCAGCTCGTTGTGTCTTACGTGTATCTGTTACATCATCACCTATAAACGATTGCTGACGCTCAGGGGCCGCATAGCGATAGCACTCAGACCAATGCGGTTCTAAGCGGTTTCGCGCTGCTTTAAGCTCGCTTAAGCGTTTGCATAACCTTGCTACTAGCTCACTCATATCAGCCGCCTAAAGTTGTTTTCTTTTGGTTGTCTGTAGCAGACGCCAAAACAGTTGAAGCATTACGTTTACGACGCTCTGCCGTTGCTGCATTTGCATCTAATTGAGCTTGGTTTTTAGCAGCTGCATCTGCTGCTTCTGCATCAAAACCTTTTGAAGCGCCTTTGGTATCTGTAAGTCCAACCATGTCAGTCACAGATGAAAGGATTTTTCCTAATCCGCCTCCGCACATTAGTCCGCCTCCTTAGTTGACCAGCCCTTTTCAGTCAAAACAGGAATGCGTTTTTTAGGCTGTACTGCACCAGCGGCACTTGGCGCTTCTGGTTGCGTAGACTTCTTTAGCTCGTCAAGTTGGGCACGCATTTGCTCTAACTCTTGGCGCAATAGTTCTTCTTGAGTTGGACCAGTTTCACCTGTGTTTTGATCATCACCACCTGTGATATGACCTAAAGCAGCATCAGCCTGATCTTTAGTTGAAGTGTCTTGGTTTGTATCTGGTGTTTGTGCTTGTTGTTCTTGATTCGTCTCAGCAGTCACACCCGGTGTTTTAATTTCTCGTTTATTCGCAGCCATGAAAAAGCCCCATTCGTTGTGAATAGGGCTAGTGTTGTGTTTATTAAGTTGGGGTTTGTTGGGTGATTGAGCCGCTAATCTTCTTTTAGATATTTAGTTTTTAAAATTGATATCTCGTGTGACCTATGAAGAGAAGCAAACAATGCTTCATAAATATCATTTAGTTTCTCCCTATACTTTTTATAATCAAACTTAGCTACTTTATTTAAGTTTTTAGAAGTTTCACTCATGAGGCTTTGCAATTGTTGGGTTTCTGATATCTTGCTCTCCAACATGCCTAGGATCTCTATCATATCTTGCTTTTCTTCTTCACTTAAATTTTCAGTTGGGGTGTTTTCTGCCGCGTTTTTTAGTTCAATTAAATCGTTCACTTGAGTATGCAGGGTATCTATGATTTGGAGAAACATACTCATAACTTCAATTTTTAACTCATAATTCCTTTGCTCATATGATTCGATTTCTTGAGAATTCGAAAGTTTTATTTGCTCCAATACCCTTAAGTAGCCTTTATAAGCCAACCAAAATGCAACTATAGCTATAAATGTTTGTATCTGGCTTTTCCCAAGTAACTCCCAAATAAATACTACCCAACTGTATAATTCTTCAATCATTCTTTATCTCCTTTGGTGCATTATGCCAAAGTTTTGAGCCTCTTTGAATGTGGTCATTTGTCACGCTCCCAAAACTTTGGTTGTCCTAGTCTTTTCCATTCTTCATAGTGAGCTGGGCAAACATGCACATCATCAACAAAGTTGCCGTCTTCATCCTTCATTGGCACTTGCTCTGCAATCTTGTATGCATGAACATTGCAAAGCACACCATCACAAGTTTTTCCATTAACTGGATAATCGCAAAGCCAACTGCCTTCTTTCAGAATCGTTTCAGAGCAAACATTGCAGCAATATGGCGCAATGAACTTTGGTGACAAGGTAGTCCAGACATAATGATTTCTTTGGTCTAGGTAAGTTATTGGCATCCTTCCCCCTTGAGCGCTTGCTCTAACTGCGCTGCACAGTGGTAACACCCTTCTTCATAACCTTCTGTCCAATGAGTGGTTTTATCAAAAGCAATTTCATTCCATGATTCGATTAGTTTTAGTGCCGCATCCACCCGCTTTTGCAGCTCGTCACTTTTCTGGACTTCTTTCACATACATTTCATCAAGCGTTTCCGATACAAATATGTATTCACTTAATTGCTTTTGCAGCTCCTCCACTTTCGCTTGCTGGTGCTGCCATGCATTGGCCCATGCTTCCCACTTTTCGTTAAATGACTCCAAGTACATTGCATCAATTCTTCTTGAACCATTTGAAACATATCTTCCAAATTTCCCAAGAGTCATATCAAAGTCGACATCTGCTCTAAATAGCCCAATCCAGTACTTTTGCTTCTCAAACTCTTCTCTACACTTATCCATTCTTCACCCCAATCTATTGAGCTTGTCAGCCTCGTTAATGTGCGCCTCAGTTACTTTGCAGTTAGGCGAAATGTGGTTTTCTGGCTTGTCTAGGATTTCTAATTCCCTTGAATTCGAGGGTTTATCAATGCGGTGGCCTGCTTCAATGTCATCTTCTGACGCAGGTTTTAACGCAGCCAGGCTTACTAAGCTCCATCGGCCTTGTGATTCAACTACAGCATCACCGTCTTCAATCTGAATAAATTTCATTAAGCAAGGTGGCAGTAAACGGCAATATGGCTTTGAAGTATCAAAGACAACCCAGTCACCACGTTCAAACTCTTTAAAATCACGCATGGCTGGCTCCTTTTAAACTTGGCAATTGATCAATAAACTCCAAAGCTTCTTCAAGGCTCTCTGCATACCCAACATCGAGTTGTGGCTCACAATCAGGGTCCGCATCTAAGAGTTTGTTTTCAGTATCGGCGTCTATGTCAATAAAGTAAGCACCACCACCACCATAACAATCAGACATGTATTCCCAATGAACTTCTGCGGGAATCCCTTTCTTCTTGAGTTCTGATCTAATTTTTCTACTACTCACGGAATCACCTTTATATTTTTCATAAGCCAATTAGAAGCTGCCGGATGTTTCCAAGCGCCTAGTTCTTCGTACCAACACATTAGATTGCCGCTTTCTATTTTGAAGAATCTTGTTTGACCACCCAACGAAGTAAAGAAGTGTGTAGCGCCATCTGGAGTGTCTTTTTTATTACTCATCCCCGCCTCCGTATATTGATTCGTGGTCGCGGATGGCTTGTTCTACTTTATGGATATAGACATCTGCCAAGCCGTTTTCGATTGGAACTGAGACAAGTAAGAATCCATTAAAATCAGCCATCTTCACTTTGTCTTTTGCTATCTTTATGCTGCCAAACAAGCTGATTAGCTCAACCGACTCCACCAGACGCTTGAGGTCATAAATACAGATATCCCACCAAGCTTTTTCTTGCCCCATACATAAGCCAGCATCAAAACAACAGTCAGCAGCAGGATCAAAACTCTTAAATGCAAATTGATCTTTCTCATAATCCTCAATTAAGGTTTTGACGTTCTCCACCCCGTACTCACGAATAAATTGTTCTGGTTTCATACCGCTTCCCTCATAGCTAAATGACGCACGTCCCCACCCCATTGCAAAGCCATTGCATCTGCAATGCCTTGAAATGTTAAGCTTCTAGCTTTTCTGCGTTCTTCTGCTGGTAGTTTCAAGGTATCCAAATGCCACGGACTATCAGTGCCTTTTCCGTTTTTGTATTTCACAATCGTTGGCTCAACCACATTAGTTGCCTGTAAAGCTGGCAAGCCTTTCAACCATAAACAGGTAGCTTTTCGCTCAGGATCGCCAAACATGTACGGATGAATAACTTGTGATGGCTTTTGATAGGTTTTGCTCATGCATCCAATAGGGTTTTCAATAGCCACCATTTCACACTCCAGATCCGTAAAGAGTTTGAAAAATGCTATTGCTTGTTCACGATCTTTCAGCCGGGTAATAGCTTTTTGCCCGTAACGCTCAACGTTAAACCAACGATTGCCAGCTACAGATAGAAAGGTGCAAGGAGGATGAGCAACAACAAGATCCCAACCTTTATACAAAACATCACGAACATCACCTTGATAATGATTCCCTGGTGCTTCAGTCGGGAGTAGATCGCAAGACATAGCATTATGACCAAGAGCGGCAAAAGCATCACGAACACGGCCAGAGTATTCACATGCGACTAATACGTTTAATCGTTTCATTGTTGTAATTCCTCATCTAACTGAGCAGCGAACACATCTAAAGTTTCAAGTAGATCAAGCTGCCCTATATCGTATTTATATGTTTGCCACTCGCCTTCACGTGGTACGCGCTGTAAGCCTGTTTGCTCTTGCCACAACATGATGAATTGCTCACCGTGTATGTACTCTGGAATGGATCCAGTAGACCAAGAAGAAACAGTGCTGCCACCCGACACATCAAGGACGTATGCAATCTTTTCGTGTGACCATCCAAGGTTGCGTAAATCTAGAATCATGCGGTTGAAGTCTGGACGCTTATAACCTCGGCGTTGGCGCAAGAATTCTTTGGCTTTTTTCTTAGTTTCGAGAAAACGCGCGCGTGCGCGAGGGTTGTCTGTAAAAGCTGTATTATCAACACGCATATTCATCTCCTAGACCTCGCTAACCTTGAGCTTAATAAGCCCGCCTTTGATGACATTTCCACGCTTTACAAGAAGCTCATCGAACTGTTCATCGTCCACACACAGACCGCATTTCACTAAGCTATCGATAGTCGCTTTTAGGTAGTTATCGATGTCCCGGCATTGACGTGTAGGGAAATGAAAAGTCACTTCTAATTTGAGTCGTGCAGTTGATTTATGAGCCGGTACAACTTGACGAACCAATGCATGAAAATCACGCGCTTTATTGCTTAGAAATCTTCTTTTTCCAGAAGCTACCCAATAGTGATTTACTGACGGTGGTGCAGTTTTAATTTCACAATCTAAAATGACTTTTAAGCCATCTTCGTAAAACGCTCTGATTTCGCTTGTATTAGCTTCATTTAATTGTTCCGCTACCCTTGCATCACTTTTGCTTTTATCGCGCTGTAATGTGCCTTTTTGTGCGTTATATAGCTTGTTTTGAATTGCTTCTAGCTGTTGTTCAGTCATTCTCATGATTTAGCCCCTTCTTGTTGGGTCTTGAACTGCTCTAACAGGCCAGCTCTTCTAAGTTTTACATACAAACATGCTGCTGCTCTTGTTTCAGCAGTCTTTAATCCATGGTTGTAAGCACAACGCAATGCCATCATTTCCTTGTAGTTCATCTGCCTAACTCCACCATGTTCAAAACAGAAACTTCCATTTCAGCAAGCACGTAATTTTTTAATTCGTGGTAGGTGTTGTTTTTGAATGCCTCATGTACCTCTTTAACCACGATCATGTCGAAGTAAGGGCGCTTTCTTTTTTCCGCGATTGTGATTAATCGGAATTTGATTTCTGATAGTGTCATACCGCCCTCGCATCTTTCCAGTTGCACTCAATGATCATTAGTCCACCGTGTTGGAAACGAGACCACAGGCGATCACCTAAATCGTTTTTGAGTTGTTCAAGAGTCATGTTTGAGATGAGCATCGTTGCTTTGCATGCGTCATAGCGTGAATACAAAACTTTGTGGATTAGCTCTAAGCGCTTATCACGGTCATGCAATCCGTACTCATCAAGAATGAGCAAATCGTAGGTTGTGAACTCATGAATTACTGATTGCTCTGATTGATCTTTTGTGTCCTTGTCCCACGCCTTCATTATGCGTTGAGCCAGTTCCTCGCTTGTGATGTAACGTGCGTAGTTGCCTTTGGCTAAAAGCGTTCTTGCAGTTGCACACGCCAAATGTGTTTTACCTGTTCCAGTACTTCCGACCATGACCAAGTTTTCAACTTCGCCTTTCACGATTTTTTTTGCAAAGTTTGCTGTTTGGGTTAAAGCGTTCTTTTGACCAGACAAAGGCGTGTTGTAATTTCTAAATCCAGCGTTTTTGTGACGCTCTGGAAGCATTGCCCCTGCAAAGTGTTTTTCACGAACTGCCTTTTGAACTTCAAACTCATGTTCTTGATTTGCCTTAGCCACATACTCAATTGCACACTGTGGGCAGCCTTGAAAGCCTCCCATGATGATTTCTTTCGTGTTGTGCTTAGTGCAAAAGCCTGAGCCTTGGAGAATTTCTGGATTAAGCATCGCGTTCATAGCATCCAATCCTCTAATTCAACTGGATCACCAGCGTTGCTGTAATCAGGATTGATGTTTTCCCAAGCTGCATTCACGTTTCGAGAATCCATTTGCTGTGGTGCTGGTTTACGAGTTGAGTAACTGCGTTTGATCCACTTCACGAAGTTTGTGTACATCTGGGTGTCGTTCAAAAGACCAGCTTCGATTTTTGATGAGTAATACCCGTTGATTTCAAGTAACCAAGTTTCAGCTTCCGCTTGAGTCATTTTTGCGATGCCTGCTCGTTGCAACCAAGCATTCAAAATTTCAAGTTTTGGAACCCAAAGTTTTAAAACCGAATCAACTGAATTTTCCTCACATAAATTTTCTTTAAAGTTTTCTTTAATATTTTCTTTATTAGGGGACGGATTATTAGTACTGGTCTCGGACGGATTATTAGTACTGGTCTCGGACGGATTATTAGTACTGGGACTATTTTCTAGTACTGGTACTGATTTATCATATTGGTTATGAGTAAGAGTGAATTGATTTGTCACCCCACTTTTTCTATCAACAAAGATAAGTTTCAACTTCTCAAGTTCTGAAATTGCAGCTCGAAGCGTCTCTTTTCTCTTGATTCCTGTTTGGCTCATAAAAGCATGTTCAGAAATTTGGGCTGTGTCTTTGTGGTACCCAAAAGTGCAGCGAACAATGACATCTAAACACTTATATGCATTGCCACTTACTTGAGACATAACCTCATCAAAAAAAACATTCGGTTTTTTTGTATACGACACATTTTCACCCCCAATTTTACTGGACATAACTTGTCGCTCATGTTTTGGAAACTCGATAACTTCACCTTGTGGAGAGTCGTGTTTGTATGCTAAATTCATATTTCAGTTCTCATTTCATTGCTTTGCATTGGAATGGCAAATTAGGCTCAATTGGTTACGACAATTGGGCTTTTTTTGTGCCTGTGGCTTATGTGGATTTGGTGCCATTTCTAATTCAAACGGCTCAGGTGTATTCCTTGTATCTTCGGTAACTGTGGTCAGATCGATTGGCATTTGGAGACAATTAAGCATCTCCTCAACCTCGAAGATTATGTCCATGGCAGCTATACGCATTAGCTCTGATGAGCCGTTTAACTTTCTAGAACGCGCAATACGCTCTAATTTGATTTTCATTTCATCCGTGCACTTAAAGGTGACACTTGCGGTTAATTTCTCAGCCATAGCTTTTACTCAAGAAAAAACGTCAGGACGAAGGTCAGATAGTGAAATTTTTCCTTCACTTTCTTTATTTATTGTTTTTGAGAGTGTTGCAGAAACACTTCCTCCATAAGCAATTTGAAAAAGGTTGTTTACGGTAGTTCCGCAAGACTTTGCGAAAACTTCTAAATCCTCTTTGCTTTTTGACTTGATATAAGAAAGCAAACTTTTTACATGCTTCTTTGATTTTGAAGCAGTTTTTAAATTTCGTAAGGCTGGCATAACAAGCTCCATAAATACTCAACTATTAATTTAGTATTTTACTAAAGTATTTGCAAGCTATGTTTAGTCTTTTACACATTTTGTTTTTAGTTTTTTACTATTAGATTGTGCATATGAATATTTCAGACATCCGAAGAAATAATCTTCTTCAATTAATCGAACAAAAAGCTAATGGCTCCCAAAAGGATTTTGCGAACCAAGTAGGCACAGCTGCTGCTTATTTGAGCCAAATTATTAACGGCACTATAGGGAATAATGGAAAGCCAGCCGCTGTAGGAAACCCATTAGCAAGAAAAATTGAAAAAGCTTATGGATTACCCGATGGGTTTATGGATAGAGAGAATTCAAATGATGCAAGATTAGACAACAATGTTGACTTGAAAGAAAAAATTACTACAGAAGGTCGCTTAGTGCCAGTTATCTCTTGGGTAGCTGCTGGATCATTTTCACCAATTGAAACGGTTTTACGTGATGCAGTAGTTGACGAATTTCTTCCGCCAAATACCAAGTGTGGTAAAAATGGTTATGGTTTAAAAATTACCGGAAATTCAATGTTGCCACGCTTTGAGCCGGGCGATAGGATTTATGTCAATCCTGATATACAAACATTTGACTTGCAAACTAATGATTTAGTTATTGTGGCTTGTGCTGGAGAAACTGAAGCCACCTTTAAAAAACTTATCATTGAAGGGAATAATCGATATTTAGAGCCATTAAATCCAGATTGGCCTGAAAAAATTATCAGATTGACAGAAGATTGCCGATTAGTAGGCAAAGTTGTAGGTTTATATAGGGATATATAATGAGAATACTGCATATGATATGGTTGCCATTTGCTTATTGGTTTTTTCCTTATCAGCTTGCCAACCACGCTTTAAGAGGCACTTTAAAGCAATATGGAATTGATTTAAGAGTTATACCCAATGAGCTTTCTCAGGAAATTTCAGCAAATATTATAAGATTGCAAAAGCTTAATCCTAGAAAATCTGGAGTACTTGCTAATTTAGAGCAACTACATTTATTGATTGATCATGATGCGATTATTATGAAGAGCATTATAAGACATGAATATAAGTATGAGTTTGAATTTACACCAGAAGTTGAAAGAATTAAGAATATAATGCTAAAGCATGCTGCAAGAAAAATTAAAAAATAATTTTTACTAAAGTAAAGCCCACTATAGGTGGGTTTTTTTATGTCTATACAAAACAAAAGTTTAGTAAAAAACTAAAAATAATTAGATAATTTATTTGTATTTAGTATTGTACTAAATTTAGTATTTTGCTAAATTTATCTCATCAACAAACAAAAACCGCCATAGGGTTCGAAGACTAGGCGGTTTGCATCAAATGCGGAGATAAGTATGAACATAAAAGCCAACATAGTCAAATCCATGGGCTTCGTAGGAGTAGTTAGTGCTCTAACTGCTGCTTATGCATTTACCCCAGCTAACAAAGAACCTGTAACGGTTGCAGCTCCTTTCAAAGTTGAATCAATCGACCCTGAAAATGAACAAGCAGTACTTCAAACTGCAAATGAAAAGTTCACATTAGAAGTTGATTTTGATGCTCAGTACTCAATTGATGGCAACGGCTATCAAGCTTGGCGTGAAGTTGAAATTAACGAAATTAAAGACATTCGCGTTTATGACGAAGATGGCGAGGTATTGGCTTACGTTGATCGTTTGGACGTAGTTGAGATTAAAGATCTTATCGAATCAGGGATTAGAGAGCGCATTTAAGCGCTCCATGGTGAATGTCATGAATGCACATCCTGAAATTATCGAAGTATCAAGACTTCAAGCTCTTATTAAAGATTCTGTAAATGCCCTGCTCCCACTTTCTAGTGAGAAAGATACAGTCATCACTGATGGCGGCAATTGGATTCATCTTCGCTATGTAGGTCGCGGTACTGAGCAGATCCAATTAGAGCTAGGTGATCAGTTTTCTATTAAGACAAAAATCGCCTACTTAAGCGAAACGTTAAAAAGATTGGCAGAAATTAGAAAAGAACTAGGGGTTTCCAATGCAAGTGCATGAGAAAAGAAAACTACTTGAAGCCATTGATGTGCTTATTCGTCGTCCTGCTGCTGGCACAGATTTTACGCTTGCTGAGGCTATGGCCTATTTCAAGATGCTAATTGAAGAGTCTACACAAGGACAAATTGAAGTCCGGTATTCAGACACTACTCAGCAGTTGCCATTTTAAGAATTAGGAGAAGATTATGAATGCGCCAGTACAACACTCAGGACAAAACCCTTTTGCAGTAACTGCTCCTACAACTCAAGCAATGTCTACAGTTCAATCTGATAGTCAACGTGCAATTGCAGAGGTTCAAGCTGCTTTAGTTATTGCTAAACAGTTCCCACGTAACCCAATTGAAGCTTATGACCGGATTATGAACGCTTGCCAGCGTCCCGGTTTAGCTCAATCGGCTGTTTATTCTTATGCTCGTGGTGGTACTTCAGTTACTGGTCCATCAATTCGACTTGCGGAAATGCTTGCTCAGAATTGGGGAAATATTCAGTACGGTATCCGCGAATTATCTTCTGAAAATGGCGAATCAACGGTTGAAGCATTTGCTTGGGATGTGGAGACAAACACCCGTCAAACAAAGGTTTTTCAGGTTCCACATATTCGTTATACACGCAATGGATCTAAAAAATTAACAGATCCACGCGATATTTATGAATTGGTTGCAAACAATGGTGCTCGTCGTCTACGTGCATGTATCTTAGGTGTAATACCCGGTGATGTAATTGATGATGCAGTTAATCAGTGTGAAAAAACAATCCATGCAAGTGCTGATACTTCACCAGAAGCTGTGCAAAAACTTGTTGTTGCCTTTGAGCAATTTAATGTGACCAAGAAAGACATTGAAGACTATATTCAGCGTCGTCTTGATGCTATCACGGCAGCCAATATCGTTGCGCTTCGCAAGATTTTCACTAGCTTACGTGATGGAATGAGCTCACCTAAAGACTGGTTTAAAAATGTCACTGTGAAGGAAGTTGGAGAAGTTCAGGAAGTTAAACCAACTGTACCAGACAACGAGTTTCCGGTTCTCTTAGAGCAGATCAAAGCTGATGCAGTTACTAAAGAGTATGTATTAGAAGGCTATGCACTTACTAATGCACAAATAGCCGAGGTAAATGCACTATGAAGCTATTCCGATGCTCAAGCCTACATAAGCTTGTAGGCGACTCTAAAACTAAAGGCTCAGTTCTTAGCGATACAGCTAAGACTGAGATCAGAACAATCGTTAAGGAGGACTTGACCACGTTCAAGTCTTTCAAAGGCAACCAGTACACGGCTAAAGGTAATGCGCTTGAAGAAATTGCAATTAGCCTGTCTGGCAAGGTTCGTTTTCGTCAGTACTTAAAACATCAAGGTCGTTGGGAAAATGAATTAATTACTGGTGAGTGTGATGTTCTCGATTTAAACAATAAATTGATCCTCGACACTAAATGCACTTGGGATATTGGAACTCATCCATTCTTTCAAGATGAAGCAGAAGAAAAGGCAAAGAAGGCGGGCTATGACTGGCAGATGCAGGGCTACATGTGGCTTTACGACTGTGAACAAGCAATGGTTGATTTCTGGCTACTCCCTTGCCCTATCGAGTTGACAAATGATTGGGATGATCGAGAGCAGCTAATTGATTTAGTCGAGCGTATTGATTTAAGAGAACGTTTAACAACTGTCACCTACAAACGTGACGAAGCAATGATTCAAAAGATCAAAGACAAAATTCCACATGCTCAAGAGTACTACGCAAAATTATATCAAGAGCGAATTAAAGCGAAGGTGGCAGCATGACAGATCAAGAATACAGAGGGAATATGAACTACCCTTTTCAAGATCATATCGTTTTGAATGTCGAAGAAAATGTTGTTCCTTTTCCGAGAACAAATCTGCGTAAGTGTCAGCATGCACAAGTAGAGATTGACACTAAAGCTTTAGAACTTACATGCATGAAGTGCGGAGCAAAAGTAAATCCTGTGATGTGGATCAAAGACACTATGAAATATTGGTCCCGACAACAAACAAAGATTACAGAGCAGAAAAAGCAGATTAGTGAAGACCTTGAGGAGCTAAAGAAAAGAGCCCGAACCAAGTGTCAGCACTGCAACAAGATGACTGCTATTAACTTAAAGAATTTAAAATTTACAGTAATTGGGTGATGACATGACAGATTTGAATAAGCTAAGAAGTGAGTTTGAGAGTGATTTAGCAAACCACTTAATCGAGCGTGATGTTACTGGAACCTATTTTAATGACGAGATTCAAAATGAATGGGAGAAGCATCTCTTAAAGGCACAAATTAAGGAACTTAAGGCGGCGCTAGAAAAAGACAAAGCTCAGGCGGTGCCAGAGACTAAACCCATTGCCTACAAAGTTTCTTTTGATTCATGGCAAAAACAACATGGGAAAGACTATTTTGAGTTTTGGAACCCAGATGAATTCGAAGATTACAAACCAGACTATCTAATTCCTTTGTATAGCTTCCCAACTATTTCAAGTGATTTTGTGGTTGTTCCAAAAGAACCAACACAGAAGATGCTTAATGCTGCTCACTGCTACATGAATCCAGTTAAAGGAAGTGATGTGCATCCTGAGACAAATAGAAAGCGCAAAGAAATGTACAAAGCAATGATTAAAGCAAGCGAATCGGGAGCTGAGGGATGAGTGGATTTGAAAACCTGAAAATTGCTATTACTGAAGATCAGCCCTTAAATCTTGTTTGTGATGTACTGATCGAAATTGGATATAGCCCAATCAATAAATATTCAATTGAGAATTACCATAAGTTTGTCACCACAAACATCAAGGGTCAAATAACAGGTTGGAATTTAAATTTGCTTTCAGATACGGATTTTAAACCAACCTCATTAAGTGATTTGATCAAGTTGCGTAATAAAGTTAAAGCGGAAAGTAAGGAGGGGTGAATGGGAGTTATGCAGTTTTCAATCACTTTGGAGGGGGATACCCCTCCTCAGATTTTACTTGGCCAAAACCTTGGTGGCGCTATTGTTACCAAGCTTGAGCAGGTTAAACAAGAGTTAGTAAGTGCTGCTGAATTGGCGAAGGTATATAACTTAAGTGTTACTACCATTCGAGAAAAGCTTGTCTCAATCAATCAAGGTACAGAAGGTAAGCACATGTACGATCCTGAGCGAGCACGACAAATACTAACAAAAAAAGATGCAAACAAACGTGGTAGAAAGAGAGCTAACTAGCTCTCACTACTATTAAACATTTCTACAAGGTCCTGAGCATTTGGGTTGTAGTACGTGTTAATTAAAATACCAATAGTCTTATGCCCTGTTATTTTTGCTAGTACTTCAACTGGTAATTTCCTTTCTCGAACCATTCTTGTAATTGCTTCATGTCGTGTGTCATGAAAGTTAATGTGCTTCAGATCAGCAGCATCACGAATTTTTATCCATGTCCGTTTAAAAGTCTCAGCCTTAACCGGCAGTAAAATATCAGTGTTTGATGGAAGTAATGATAGAAGTCTTTTTGCCTCTTTAGATAATGGCACATTCCTAGACTCGCCATTCTTCGTCATAGGAAGGTGGACAAAGCCATCTTTAATGTCCTCTCTCCGCATACCAAGTATTTCGCCTTGTCTCATTGCTGTTTCAAGTGCAAATAACATTGCCCAACATACATAATGCTTTACGAATCTTGGAGGATTATTTTTATCCCACTTGGCTTGCTGTAGAATTTTTTCTTGATCGTCAAAAGTAATGCGCTGGCTTCGGCTCTTCCCCTTTTCAGGTTTAATTACGTTTTGCCAAACATTAGATTCAATTAAAAATAATTCTTTTTGAGCATAGGTAAATATTGAGGAAAAAATAGAGAACTCATATAAGACGGTTCCATTCTTTACTTCGAGTACCCTTTTATTTCGCCACCTAGCTATATCGCTTGGCTTGAAGTCATATATTGATTTAGATGCCAATTCACCAACAATACGTTCCAAATTGTCTAACTTATTTCTAATGACATGCTTTGATCTTAATTTAATTCCCTTTTCTGCATAGTATTTTTCGCAAAGCATCTTAAAAGGATAAGGTGTCTTTATCCCCTTTTCTTCTTGCACTTTTCCAGATTTCAGCTCAAGCAGTTTCATAGCTGCCCATTGTTCACATTCTTTTTCTGTGTCTCTGGTGCATGAATATCTTTTATTTTCGTAGGTCACAGTAATACGGTACGTTTGCCCACGCTTGATAGGTTTAGGTAATTTCATTCTTGGTGCAGATTTGGTGCAGATTACTTTTTATTTTACTCATTTTATAAAAAAAATAGTCAAAATAATCACTATATGGTGCAAATATAGGTGACTAAAACAGGTCAATTTAACCCACATAAACAATATAAATTATTGATATTTAATAAGTATAAAATTAATGGAATAATTTTTAACTCAACTTTATCAACAATATGTACAGCATGTGGGCTAAATAACCTTTTTAATTATATTGTGGGTATAAAACTATTTTTTTGTGTTGATAAACCATTTGCAATAACAGCTTGATCATAAATTCTAGCTTCAGCAAGTGCAAATGGATTGAAATTTTCATGAGTAAGTAACTCTGCAATATGCCCTACCACATTCATATGGCAAACAACCACAATCGACTCATAAGGAATTTGAGATAGCCATTCAATCGCTTCTTTTGCATCATCGTCAGGCTTAATTTTGTCGCATAACAACACTGGCACATCTTTAAAATAGGTCTGGATATGCGCCAACGTTTCCTGAGCACGCAGCAAAGGACTAACAACAAAAATATCTGGTTTTACAATATCCTTTAAAAAGGTTGCCGTTTGCTCAGCCTGTGCATGTCCACGCGCAGTAAGGGGACGTTTAATATCATTACCATTTACTGGCGGAGCAGCTTCCCCATGACGAACTAATGTCAGTTGCAT